CTGCTCTGTGTGCACTACTAGGTATGTTAGGATCAGAGACAGGAGATACATCTACTCTACCATCAAAGTCTTTTTTAAATATAGATACATCTCCACCTATAACTTCATAAGGATAATTATCAGGTAAGAAGTCATAATTAATTTGTGCCAGTAATTGGAACTCTTCTTTCTGAGACTTGTGTAATCTTTTGTGAATAGCTGTGAAGAACTTACTACTTGCCTCTATCAGAGCCATAGTAGTACCTACTGGTCCTGCATTTGTTGAGTCTGCTATAACTTGTTCAGTAGAATCAGCAAACTGCCCACCAGTCTTTACAACAAAGTCCATCATAGCCATAAGAGTTTGTGATGGTTCTTTGTAGGGTAAAGGTATGATAGCTTTACTTAGGTCAATGCCGGTAGCTTCTACCTCCTTGAACTCACCCGGAGCTATAGGAGAGTTATCTCCGACCATTCTAACACCTCTTGCCTTGAAGCCACCCGGTAGATTAGCAAACTGACCAGCATCTACTAGTGATCGCATGGCAGTTGTTGCTGTCATAGTTAAGTTACCAAGGAAATGTATAAGACCTAGACCATAGAAACCAAAGCCCGGTACATACTTATAGTGTGTAAAGTGTAGTTTCTTCTGGAACTTAGGATCATTCTCGTCATAGTTCCTACGTATACAGAGTATCTTTCTAGATTCAAGGTCTGCTGTTACTACGTAAGGTATAGCTACAGCTTCCTCATCTTCAGAATCTAGATTTAAATAACAATGTTGTTCCAGTAAAGTATACTGAGGATCATTAGCTTCTCCTTGAGCTAGGCCCATGATCTCATCCATCTTGGAACCAATAGGAGTTTGTTCTGGTGTGCCAGCTTTAGGTAGGTCTACATCAGCATACATGCCACTTACTATATCTCTTTTAATATCGTTTGGAGATTTGTAAATGACATGAGTATACCTATCTGCTCTGCGTAAATCTGTTGCATAGTATGACACATAGAACTGGTCTATTGGTATGTACTCAGATACCGGACGTTCTAATGTCATATCATAATAAATTTTCTTGAAAGAGGAACCGACTAATGGTAAGTTAAAAAGCATTCTTTCAAACTCATCAAAGTATTCTGGCATCTGATCAGTCAACTGGTAGTTCATGAACTGTTTAACACGTTGTGCTTGCATCTCACGTTCCGGTGTTGCATTACCTAGTATCGCTGCTTTAACTGGTCCTCCTGAAGGAAAGAGTTCTTGGCTGGCTTTAGATTGAAACTTTACAGCTGATTCAATTAAGAGTGGGTGAACTGCAGTACATGCTCCTTCAAAAGGATCGCTTGTTTCTTGGAGTTTTAAACCAAGAAGATCGAATCCTCTTTCAAATGTTTCTTCCCATTCTGATCGGGAATCTTTATCTGACTCATAACCATCTATAACTTGTATTGCTATCTCTTGTAATTTGTCTTCATCAAGAGTATCTACTAAGTTACTAAAGTGTTCACCTTCCATAGGCTCCACTTCAAACTCTTCTTCTTCACCTTCTATTTCAAACTCAATCTCACCATCTGGACCTAACTCAAGTTTCTCTTCTAGTCTATCAAGTTCTATTGCTTGTTTAGTTCCATCAAATGGATTACGTTCTACAGCCATTATATCATCCTTTGTGTATTATAATTATTATCTGGGTCTCTTTCCATTAAAGAACCCCCTCCTGATTTCTTGTTTCTGTATCTCTCTATATTTTTTAATCTTTTATTTAATTTAGTCTGCCTTCTTGCTGCTCTCTCTCTTGCTTGTTTTGGAGTATCTTTTGAATAAGGAGCTGAAGGATTTTCAAATATTTCAAAGAAAGCTGTTGTTGCTTCTTCTGGAGTTGTTTTAGGATTATCTAATATTCTTCTTAATTTTCTAGCTTGTGGACCACCTAATTCACTATCATTAGGATTATCAGTATATATCTGATCCATTGCCCAATATAACTGAGCATTTTCAGAATCAGGTATACCAGCTTTATCTAAATATATACCATAGTTTTTTTTCATAGAATCAAATTGAAATAAACCTCTACCCGGACCTAAGCCATCACCTCTTTTATTTTTATCTTGTTTCTTTTTATAATCAAAAGTATCATTCTCACCCAGCATGTTTGCCATTATACCTGTTACAGCAGCAGGATTTGCATTATATCTTTTTATTTTTTCATATACTCTATCTTCAGCACCTTCCATATAATTAAAATCAGGATGATCTTCTATAAGCATAGTACGTTCTACAAGAGGTTGTCCATCAATCTGATCTACCTCTACAGTCTCTTCTACTACTTCTTGATTATTTCTTCCAGACAATCCAGCAAGGCCTGATAATAATTGACTCAAATCCATTAAAAATTCCAATACCTTTTGTTTTTACTTGGCTTATCTTCATACTCAGGATCATCTGGATGTGTCAGGTGCCATGAATCTCTTAAGTAATGTATAGCCATTGTCATTGCATCTACTTGGTCATCGTGTTTACCATAGGGAAACTGTATTGCTTCTGCAAATAAATCTTCTGCCCAGTCTTTGTGTCTAGGTAAAAATAATCTTCCTGCTTCCATGATAGGGGTAGCAGCATGTACTCTAGCAATTTTATCACGATCTGGCAAGTAATCCAACACCGGTAGTCCAGCCCTACGTAAATCTTGTAGAAGTGACTGTCCTGATGCTTTCTTTTCTATTATACATATGTCTGGTCTGAACTCATCATAGAGTTCTTGTGCCACTCTTCTGAGGTCAGGATACTCCAGTCGTTCTCTATGGTTGCCTAGTAGTATGAGACAAGGAGCCCAGTATTCTCTACCTCTATGATCTTCTACCTCTGTTTCAAATACACCCCATGTTTGTATTACACTATAATCTGCAGTAGCTCTTGTGGAGAAAGCTGTGTCATAGGTCTGTATAATTTTATCACAGGTGGGTGCATCTTCTTCATCCCATCTTTGTAACCATGAAGACTTTATAGAACCTCCTTCATCTGGTGTAGGGTTCTGCATATACAATGCATTCCAATACTTGGCACCATTGTTGGCACGTATCTCTGCTTCATCCATCTTAAGTATCTTGTCTGGTTTCCATTCAGGAAAGTAAGACCCACCTACCGGTAGATTAAGTAACTCAGCAGACTCTTCATCCAACCATGCTGGTATAGACAATACTTCCCATGGTATAGTTTCTGATGTCTGATTATTAAGGAGCCATCCACAGAGATCATCTTCATGATATCGTGTATTAATAATGACAATAGATCCATTGGGCATCAGACGAGTTCTTAGACCAGCTGGAAACCAATCCTTTATATACTTACGTCCAGCTTCTGAGAAGGCATCTTCTTCAGACATGGCATCATCTATCAAGGCTATGTGTGCACCACGACCAGCTACCTGCGATCTTACACCAGCAGCAAAGTATGTACCATTCTGATTAGTCTTCCACTTACCTGCAGCTCGCACATCCTGTCGGAGTGAGACCCCGGGAAAGATTTCTTTATATAGGTCTTGCTTCAGTATATCTCTTACTGTTCTACCGAAGTCACTTGCCAGTTGATCACTATGAGAGATAGACATGATCTGATGATTAGGATTACGGCCTATGTACCAGCTGGGAAAGAGCTGTGAACACAGTAAACTCTTGCTGGATCTGGGTGGAAGAAAGACCATCAGTCTCTTTGGTTCAGGAGAATCTACTATCTCTTGGAGTTTATCTGCTATAACTTTTATATGTGCACCCACCTTGAAGTCATCCACAAGGGTAGGGGCTACGAATTTAACGTAGGAGAAGAAACTTGTCTGTGATTGGTTTAATGCTCTTACATATAAACTCTCACGGAAAGCATCTTTAGTGTTAAGTACCTGTTCCACTCTTTACAACCTTTAATCCTATAACATCAGCTAGTTTCTGAATATCATCATCACTACTGCCTGTCATACTACTGAACTCTTGTTTAATCTCTTTCTTATCTACAAACATACCAAGGTGCTTTGCTATGGATTCCATAGACCTGTTGGCATTTGTATAGTCATCATTGTCAGTTGCTCTAAGATAGGTTTGATACATCTTGTCAATAACTTTCTCTGCAGTCCATGATACCTTCTCTATAACTTCTTCTCTTATAGTCTCTACGTATGCTCTTATCTTTGGATTGCTAAGGTATTGTTGTGCTCTCTTGGCTGTCTTGCTCTTGTCAAGTTCACCAGTATCGGTACGGACCACAGGAGCATACCCTGCATCTATTAATGCTTTACTGGCATTATTACTACCCACATAAGCTTCTGCAAACTTCTGTTGCTTAATAGTTAGTCCATAATCGTTTACTGCTTCTTTAGCCATATAGGAACTATACCAGAGAATGACAATACAGACAAGTACTTTATATAAAGAAATGTTTGCGTAGTTCCGGAATGTATGTTATTTTATCTTTACAAGACCCGGTAAAGACCTATAACTGATAATCATTATTAGTGGTCATTATAAGTGATCCCCAGAAAACCCAATATGTTTTTTTTACTCTATATGTGGGGGTGGGGTATATATACACAGCCGTGCTTGAAATTTCCTTCCTCCCCCCTTAAGCTTTTTCTCTCTCAGAAAATTGACATGAAAATATTTTGAGAATGGAATAAAAAAAAACCCCCTAGAAATTCCAGAAGGTTTTTAATTTAGAT